GATATCGTTTTAGATGGTGAACTTTATAATCACGAACTCAAAGCTGACTTTAATAAGATCACTAGTCTAGTTCGTAAAGTAAAGCCTACTCCAGAAGAAGCTCAAGAATGTCATGAGAAGGTTCAGTATCACATTTATGATTGTTACGATAAGAATAATCCCGATGATATCTTTTCAGTAAGAACATTCTGGTTAGATAAAGAAGAACAACCTGACGAAACATCTTTGAGATTGGTTCCGACTACATGGTGTTCAAATCAGTTGGCTTTAGATAGTTCATACTCTTATTACATTGGTAAAGGATATGAAGGTCAAATGGTTAGGAATGATACACCATATGAAAATAAGAGAAGTAAAAATCTTCTCAAAAGAAAAGAGTTTATAACAGAAGAATTTGAAGTGTTAGAAGTATTAGAAGGCCAAGGTAATTGGCAAGGTTATGCTAAACACTTTGTTTTGACTGATGGTGAAAATACATTTAAGAGTGGTGTTCGAGGGAATCAAGAAACCTTGAAGAAACTTCTAGAACAAGAAGTGAAGCCAACATGGGTGACCTGTCGATATTTCGAAAGGTCAGTAGATAACATACCAAGATTTCCAGTCGTAATAGATTGGGGTAATGGTAAAAGAGAGGATTAATTATGAAAATTATATTGTTTAAAATACTAGTCAGCATTATGTTGATAGACGAAGTAATAGTGCTTGGTCTCATTGCGTTGGGGTTATTATGAGTATGAATATGAAAGAACTGTATGAAAATGAAGCTAACAGAATGAAGTGTCAAGCTGAAGCTATTGATAAACTAGCTGAAGCAGAAGACTTGATGTGGTCAGAAAAAAGACCCTTAGGTTCTAGTTTTAGATCAATAGTTTTATGGACAGGTGTCCATTCACATGGAGGGGTCTCAAGTGATACTTATGGTGTATACATAATTTTCAGAAGAGGTGTACCCATCTATGTTGGAGAAGGAGTTTTAACACAGCGAATAGGTTTAGCTGGTTATCATTATAAAACACTTCTTAATAAAGGTGTACCACCTGATCTGTCGAAAGATAGTTTTATGACAAAGGCTTATGATGATGAACCTGAAACAAAAGATTATGAAGTTTCATATTTTGTTATCGATACAGGTAACAAACAATCAAATAAAAGTACAGGACTAATGATAGAATCTTTCATAGTGAATGAATTTAATTTAGAAGAAACAGGATATAACGGTAAAGGTCAAGTTGATCCATTTGTAATCTATGATGCACCTAAAACACAGAGTAAAACAAAAACAACTAGAGCTAAGAATACTAGTGAAGAAGATATTGTTCAACATATATTAGATTTCAAGAAGTCAGATATGAATAAAACACAGTTTGCTTTAGATAATAATATTGGTAAGTCAACATTTATTAGATGGACTAATGATCCTAGATTTAAAAATGTGGGTTGAAACCGCAGGTACACTTTTGTTATAATAGTTATATAATGAAAAATTTAAATGAAAATAATATGATACTTTTTAAACCCTGTACTGAAAGTAATCAAAGGTCAGGTAGTTCTAAAGTCGGAGAGATTACAGCATCGTTTGCTGATCTTAAAGAAATGTTTGGAGAACCTTTCTTTGAAGGAAAGGGAGATAAAGTAACAACTGAATTCGCTGTTGATTACGAATGGTATGATAATGATGAAGACAGTAAATATGGAGGATTCGTTTTATACGATTGGTATTATGCTAGAGACTTCAATGATGATTACAAACAAATTACTTGGAATATTGGTGGACAAGGTTTTGACGACAGCTATGCTGCGACTTTGGCACTCAAACTTTTTGAGAAAACTGATGTTCGTTATGCTTATGATGATTATGTTTTATGTCACGCCAACTGGCACGAGCTAGATGAACTTGAATAAAATAGAGAGAGGGAAGTCCCGAGTGGTATTTCGTAAATTGGGTTTCGTAATGATATATACTGTAGCTAGTGAAATTTCCCTAAGTGTACTGACTCCCTCTCTCGCCCTTATATAATTATATATGTTGGAGGAAATATGGAACATATACAATATTTTTTAATAGTAGTAGGTGGAGTTGCTTGGACAGCTTTAGTCTGTTGGATGGTATGGTACATATCAATTTTTGACAAACCTGAGGATGATAAATAAATGAATATGGAATACAATAGAGAAGAAGTAGAAAACTCTAAAAGGATATTCAAATCAGCTACTCCGAAATATACATTAGATTGGTATGTTAAATGGATAGCTAGTGTTTTCGTATTATCAGCAATGTCTATTCGAGGGATTGACGGACTGCAACAAACAGATTTAATTTTATCAATCATTGGAATTACACTATGGTTAATAGTATCATTCTTATGGAGAGATAGAGCTTTAATAATTTTAAATGGAGCAGGATTAGTTTTTCTAATAAAAAATCTAATCGAGAGTATACTATGAAAAGATATCAAGCAATAGTATTAGCCACAATAGCTGGTACTTTAATTTACTACAACTATTCTATTAAGGATACTGTAGATGAAATTCAAGACACGATAGAAGAAACAAATGAAATTGTTCAAGAGATAACAAGAACTATTCACAATACACCTTATGATCTCACTAATGATTATCATTGTTTAGCTTCTAACATTTATTGGGAGTCACGCAATCAATCACTAGGTGGTAAGGTCGCTGTGGGTCAAGTTGTTCTGAACAGAGTTGACAGTACAAGATTCCCTGATACAATATGTAATGTGGTTACACAAACAAAATATTATCCTAGTGGTGGTATCAATCTTCACGATTGTCAATTCAGTTGGTATTGTGACGGTAAATCAGATATACCTCTAGAGAACGAAAAACACATATATGAGGAATCATTCATGTTAGCTGTTAAACTTCTTGAGGAGCGTCCTATGGACTTTACAGAGGGTGCTGTTCACTATCATAGCGATAGGGTTTATCCTTATTGGGCAGACTCTATGGTACAGACAACTAGAATAGACAATCATATATTTTATAAAAGGAAATAAATTATGGGTTATATAAATTTGGGTTCATCAATGAGATATGGACCAAGTGGTAAGAGAAGAAAAACAACAGCGTGGAATACAAAAAAGAAAACTCCACCAGTGAGAACAGAATACAAACAAAGTTTAGAGAGTAAACAAAGAATGGATGCTATTAGAGAATACAACGAGAAGTATCCTTCATTGGTATCATCATCAGGTCATACACCTACTAAATATGATGATTCTTATAAACAAGAAGTGTCTAAGAACTATACTGTAGCGATTGGTTATAATAAAGGTGCTTATCAAGTTATTCCGAATACAGAAATTAAAGACATTGGAAAATAAAATTATTATATATAATTAGTATGGCAGGTAAAAGAAAAAAAGTTAAATCAACTAAAGCTTCTAGAAAAACACTAGACCAAATACACTATGGTGATGAACCTAGTGGTGAATATTTTAAAGAGAAAGACTTACACGCTTTCTTTAATTGGTATAGTTATTCTTATGACAGAGCTAGAGTTAATCAAGTTATCGTAGGTTTCGCTAAAGAACACGGATATAAAAATGCATCTAAGTTTAAATCACTTTTTATACCCACTTCAATAGCAGCTATCATTCGTGGTTTAGAACACGAATTAGATTTTCCAGATCATAAAAACTTTCATTTCTATGGTAAAGGTAAAGCTGGATGGCAAGCTTACTTACATACTGAAATGAGAAAGTATAATAAGAAAGCTGTAGAAATGAAAAAAGAAGATATTGAACCAGTCGTTAAAAAGAAAAGAAAAACTGTTCAAGAAAATATCGACGCGAAAGCGGGTGCACTTCTAGGTGAAGTAGATTATCAAATTGATATATGGGAACATAGTAAGTTCGATATGTACAAATATCTAACTGAAAACAAAGTGTCTTCTGTAGTAGCTTCTAAGATGGGAGAAGAATACAGACCCATGAAAGAAGAACTTGAAGAAGCGTTGGCTGGTACTGATCCACAATTAAAAGAAGCATACTCTTATATGAGTATAACAGAGAAAAGAGGTTTCATAAATTTTGTTAATAAAATAATGACAGACTCAGAAAGATATGCTGAGAATAATAAACCAATTCGTAAACCAAGAAAAGCTAAAGCTATATCAGCTACACAACAAGTTTCAAAATTAAGTTATCTAGAACACGATACAGATAATCAGATTAAATCGATTGACCCTTCTAAGATAGTTGGTTCCAAACAACTGTGGTTATATAACAGTAAGACGAATGAGATTATTCAGTATGTTCAATCTGATAGAGGTGGATTAGGTGTTAAGGGTACTACAATTCAAAACTTTGATTCTAAACTATCTAGTAGTAAAAAACTTGGTGTGAAAACAAAACATTTTATTGATCGTATTTTAGACGCAGGTTCTATTGTACTAAATAAAGTTATGAATGAAATAAATTCAAAGGCTAGTAGTGTTACTGGTCGAGTAAATAATAATATGATAATATTAAAGGTGGATTAAATAATGGCAATCGATTATTCAAAACTAACGAATGACGCATCAGCAGCTGAAATACTAGAAGCGGCGTCTAAGTTAAAATCAAAAAAAGAAAAAATAGAACTTCTACAGAAGTATGGTCAAAGAGCTGACTTCATGTATATACTTAGAGGTGCTTACGCTAATAACATAGAATGGTTAGTTCCAGACGGTCCTTTACCAGAAGGTGTTGTACCATCAGCAGCTGTATCAGTAGACACAGCAGAAGATAGATTGATTAGAGCATACAGAAATTTTCAGTATCTAGTCAAAGGTGGACCAGAAGTAAAACAATCTAAGAGAGAAGAAATCTATTTAAATATGTATAGATCACTTTACAATTCTGAAGCGAATCTTTTACATTCTATTGTAAACAAAAAATTACCATACAAAGGAATAACTAAAGCTCTAGTAGCAGAAGCTTTTCCTCAAGTTTGGCCAAAAGAAGATAAAGCAAAGTCATAAATACTTACATGACAAATAAATTAGGATTAACAGACGAAGAACGAGTTATCTTTTATACAGATACTAGTAGTAAGAAACATGCTGGTGAAGTAAGAAGATATGACCCTATACTTGGATCAGCTGTTGTTCGTGATCCTATGTTAAATAAACAAATAGAATTTTTGTGGAACTCTAGTACTTCCAAATGGGTAGGTACTGGAGAGAATGCTGGATATGAAGCGTTGATAGATTTATCTCTATATCAAACGCCAATCACTAAACAAACAGATAGTGAAGTACCAGCTAAAGCTACAAGTGTGTCCAGATTTCCAACATAGATTATGAGTGTGGGTGAGTTTACCCGACAAGGTATACATTATGTTGTTTAATTTGAAATAAGGAGGTGATTAGTAGTCGTTATGAATAAGGATAATACATCAACCAATTTCAAAAAGGAGGACACAAAAGAATTGACTTGACCATATGGCAAAGTCATGAGATAATTAATATAAGTCGAGTAGATTGTGTAAGTCAATCCGCGTTTTAGAGGAGCATCAATCTACTCAACTTTTTTGTAATGATAACCATTTATATTATAACAGGAGAAAAAAATGGAAACTAAAGTAGTAACAGTTCAAGACCTAGCAAGTGTTGTTTCAATCATAGATGTATGCTCAGCTAGAGGTGCGTTTAAGGGTGAAGAACTTTCTGGTGTCGGAAGACTGAGAGAAACTTTTCTTGCTGAAGTGAGAGAGCAACAAGGTGAAGCAGAGGCTCCAGAAGCAGTTGATACACCAGTTCAAACCGAAGAAGAAGATAACTCTAATTCATAAGCTTATAAGTTAGAGGGATTAACTTCCCTCTTTCTTTTTTCATTAATAGAATACAATGCCAATAAAATTTAAACCATCAGCGACAGTAAGAAATAGACAATCAGGTCAAATAGTGACTGAACACTATTATATTAAATGTATGTCAAAAGATGAATTGTTTAAAGAACTGAATAACGATAGTGTTAAACCTAAAGTTAAAAATAAAATCAGAAATGAATTGGCTCGTAGAAAGATTAATATTCAATGGATACCTAAAGAAGCATGACAGAATATAACGATTTCGGGTTTACAGCTGTAGACCAAGAAGAACTAAAAACAAAGACAGGTGAAGATGCTACTGTAGGTAAAGAAGTAGCAGAACAACTTAAAGCTGTAGCTAAGTCCTCAGCCGGACAAGCTAACTCAGCTCAGATAGAAGAACTAGATTCTAAAGTAGACTTACTATCTAAACTAGTCTCTAAATCACTAAACGAATTAGATGATCATAAAGAGAACTTATCAACTATTGATTCTAACAAAGAGTTAGATTATAAAGATAGATTGATCGAATGTGAAAAACTTATTCTACCATTACTACAGAACTTAATGAAGAATGAAGATAAAGAATACATCTATTGGCCCAATCGAAAAGCCATTATCCAACAACAAATTGACAGATTACAAAAAATTACACAAAAAACTTGAAACCACTAGTACACTTTTGATATACTAGTTTACATTATGACAACTTTTACATTTTTAGAATACTCATCATATATAATCTTACTTGGAATAGCTATGTGGCAGTCACATAAGTTAGGAGAAAAGTCTGGTTCAATTTATATGTTGAGTTATCTCAGAGAAAATACTTATGAAGATTCTAATGGTCTTAAAGTTCCATTTCTAAATGATACAGGTTATAATCGTTTTATGTCTCACATGAGAAAGGAAAAAGAATTACAAGACAATGGCTGATTTTAATATTGAAGGAAATGTGGGTGATGTGTTTATTCGTATCACTAATAAAGGTGAAGTACAACTTATCTTTGGTGAAGATGATGATACTCTTTATCGTGAAGTAGAATGGGATACACATGAGATATATAAGACAGCTGTACAGTTCGCTTTGATGTTAGATAGTCATATTAGAAACGCGAAAGCGTTAGATGATTTAATAGTACATTCAACAACAGGTAGTATACCTGCTGAGTTGTTAAATAGTAATCTCGGATTACCAATCATATTGAGTGGTATTGATGATTATGAAGTCAAGGACTTGACAAAAGAAGAACCTGTAGAAGATAACACTACAGATTTGGATAAATTAGATAATGTTATACAATTTAAAAGGAAAGATGATGAAGACAAGTGAAGTTATTCTCAATGTATGTGAGAACAACATAGAAAATACATATAGAGGTAAGAAAAGAGGTTATTATGATCCGTCTCCTGTAGAAGTATTTTTTACTAGAGTAGGACAAGAGATATTTAAGTTTACAGATAATAATCAACATAAGACTCTAATGACAGATGAAGATTGGATTACTCATTGTGATACAGCGAACAAGTGTGTAAGATTTGGAACTTTATATGGACCGAAAGGTTTAGATGATTTCAAAAAAGAAGAATTAGAAATAGTTAGAAAATTTGTGGAGACAAAAAAGAAATGGATTTAGAGAACGAAATCAAAATACTTCAAGACAATATTAAAGAGTTACAAGGTCAACTAGCTCAAGCACATCAAAGAATAGGTGAACTTGTATCAGAGAAGTCTGCGAGTAATGAAGAAGTTGTTAAACAAAAACAATTCATTCAAGAAATAACTAATGAACTTAAGAAGGTCAATAGTCAAGCTGAACAAAAGATAAAAGACAAAATGGATAATATACCTGATGTCATGGATTCAAAACAAATATTAAAAGGATAATATGGGACGAGCATGGAGAAAAAAAGGGTTAACTAAGAGAAGACTTAGAGCTCTAGATACATTAATGAGATATGAACCTCAGTCTAAACAACAAATGAAAGAGATTGATATATTAATTGAAAGGACAAAGAATGCCAACTTATGATTTTCTAAATACAGAAACTAATGAAGTTGAAGAACACTTCATGACTATCTCTGGTAAAGAACAATTTCTAAAAGACAATCCTCACATGCAACAACACTATACTAAAGTACCTAGTATTGTAAGAAGTAGTGGTACAACAAATGTAGACAATCACGGATTCAAAGAAGTATTACAGAAAGTCGGTGAAGCACATCCGTTTGGATCAGTAGCTGATGAACACACTAGAAAGACTGGTAAAGAAGTTAAGACTAGAGAGATAGTAAAGAAACACGCTAAGAAACAAGCTGATCAAAAAACACGAATTAAATAATGGAGAACAAATGAAATTTAATCACTTAGAAGGATATGAGTCTGTTACTCTACCTACAGAAACAATTAATGGTAAGAGATACTATGTAACACCTGATGGAAACAAATATCCGTCAGTCACTACAGTTACAGGTATGCACAGTGCTAAATGGGTAGCTCAATGGAGAAAGAGAGTCGGAGCAGAAGTCGCTGATAAGATTTCTTCACAAGCCGCTGGTCGTGGTTCAAGATATCACTACATGCAAGAAGACTTTTTAAACAATCTAGACATTACAGAGAAGTTAAAGAAAGCTACACCTCTAGATCAAATGATGTTTAATCAGACAAGAGAACTTACAGAAAAAATCGGAGACATTTATATGTTAGAAGGTTCTTTGTATAGTGATGATCTTTGTATAGCAGGTAGAGTTGACTGTATCGCAGAGTTCGCTGGTAAAGTATCTGTAATCGATTTTAAGACTAGTACTAAAGCTAAGTCACCTAGTAAGATAAAGAATTATTTCATGCAAGAGACAGCATACGCTAAGATGTTTGAGGAGAGATATAATGTACCTGTCGAAAGAATAGTTACATTAGTTTCTGTAGAAGAAACAGGACAAGCTCAGTTATTTGTAGAAAACCCAGACAACTGGATTGACCAGTTGCTGAGCCTTCGTAGTCAGTACAAGACTGAATTTGGTTTATAGGAGTAGTGCCTAAGTTATATTATGAATCCACTTACTTACATTGTAAACATGATTATCAAAATAGGTGAAAAACAACCTAATGTGACAAACGCGATCTCAATGAAAGAGGCTGTGGAAGCCTTTACTTCTTCGCCGTGTCTACTCCATGATTGTTTAATATTCATTGGAGTATCCTTTGTTTATAAATAGTTATATAAATGAAAATCTTTTGATTTCCACTTATATTTATAACAATGATATACTTACATTCATAAGAATGATAAAAGATTTAACACAAAAGTAACAATGGCATATAGTAAAGAAGTAGTAGAACGATTTGAAAGCGTACTCAAAAATCCAGAAAAACATTCAGTCGGAAGATTTGATCCTAATGATGATACTGTTATCTCAGGGATGGTAGGTGCTCCTTCTTGTGGTGATGTTATGAAGTTAGATATGAAAATGAATGGTGATGTTATAGAAGATGTTAAGTTCAAAACATATGGTTGTGGTTCAGCAATTGCCTCAAGTACTATGTTTGTAGAAATGTTGAAAGGTAAAACTATAACTGAAGCTAAAGAGATTAAAGATAAAGATATAGCTGAAGCTTTACAACTACCACCGATTAAATTACATTGTAGTGTACTAGCAGAAGAAGCTATACACAAAGCTATAGAGAATTATGACCCAATGATAGGACATAACAACCCACCTAATGAGTAAGGCTGTTATATTGTATGCGTTGTTCATGATAACTCACAATAACTATGGTATTGATGAAAGACAGTATGGTATATTAAGAACATTGAAACAAACAGAAGAATCAATGAATCTAAAAACTTGACACCTGAGCGAATGCTGTTATAATAGATATATGATCTTAACAAAAAAGAAGTTTACTAATTCAGTTGAAGAACTTGTAATATCAAAAAAATTATCATACATAGACGCGATAGTATATTTTTGTCAACAAAATCATTTAGAACCTGATTCAGTAAAAGGATTAATAACACCACCTCTGAAAGAAAAGATTAAAGCCGAAGCAGTAAGCCTTCGATTTCTTAAAGAAGAATCAAACGCGAAGTTACCAATATAAATTATGAGACCACAAAAACAAAAACCTTATCATCAAAGAAAACATTTTAATAAAAAGAAAAAAAGACATGACGGACCACCTCCGTTTGATGTTCTATTAAGACAGTTCAAAAAGAAATGTGAAAGAAAAGGTATTGTAGCAGAAGTTCGTGAAAGACAATACTATGAGAAACCTGCTCAGAAAAAACAGCGTAAGAAAAAAGAAGCAATTCGTAGAGAAAAAATAAATCAATTAAACAACAACACATTAGCGAGACCTAGATTATATTAATGACAAGTCGTGAAGGATTTGACGCTTACTGTTTGTACTTAGCTATTAATAATCATTTTAATACAGAGTCGTATGACTTCTTCAAGTACAATGGTAAAGTACCAGTAAAGTTACCAGCGTTTCTAAAAAGAAATGATAAGTATCATTTCGCTAAGTTAGCTAGAGAACATAGAGATGAACTTAAAGATTTTTTAGTAGCTAATCTTTCTAAACAGAAATACTATGTAAAGAATCTATTAGAAAATGAATGTGTAGATAACTATAAAGAGTTTAAGAAAAGAAAACAGAAATTAACATATACTATTACAGAAGATATGAGATACTTGTATGACAAGTATGACACTTTAGATAACATATTAGAAGTAGAAGGTGGTCAACACCCACCGATTTTAAAAGAATACTTAGGTAAAAATATTAATGCAGAAACTTTTATAGCTTTTAATTTAATGTTTGGTGTCTTTGAAGACTATGATGAATTGATACAAGAACAATTTATTTGGCCTCAACATAAAAAGAAATTAATGAAATTAACACCTTTCATAGAATATGAAAGAACTAAATTAAGATTACTAATGAGAGAGATATGGATACCGCGTACATCATAGGTAATGGACCTTCTAGAAAAGGTTTAGACTTAGATACATTAGATGGAACAATCTTTGGTTGTAACGCGTTGTATAGAGATTACCCAGCTGACTATTTGGTATCGGGTGATTCTACTATCATAAAAGAGATTTGTGAATCTGATTATCCGAAAGATCATAAATGTATCTTTCCAGATTTTGATCCTGTTCCAAAAGAATATAAAGAAATGATTCTTATGGGATTCGATCCTTCGTTTAGTGTTAAAGAATCAGATTTAGACAGACACGATAATGTCTGGATATTTGGACTTCAAGATGATATCTCAGAGATCATGGAAGTTCATGTCATTGGAGTAAATCCAGAATGGCTAATAATGAATATGAAAGGTACAGAAGAAGACCCTAGATTTAGTGTCAACTTCTTTGCTGGAAGTCAAGCTATGGCTCAGGCTTCTATAATGGGTTTTGATGAAGTATGTCTTGTAGGTTTCGATTCAATATGGAATCATCAAGAAGATACTTATCAGAATATCTATGCTGGTACTAATGCCTATAAAAGAGAGAAAGAAACTTCTCGCTTAAGGGTTGGTACTGATGATCCTAACTCACTATTAGGAACTCAAGAAGCACAGATAAAAAAAGTGATTGACAGATTTGAAGATGTCAATTATACTATATATAATGACGGAATTAAAAAACCGTTAACATACGATAGTTTTATATAATGAATAAAGTGGATAAAATAATATAATAATAAAATTGAAATACAAGGAGATAAAATGTCATTCAATGAATTAAAGAGAAGTCGCGGTGGCTTCGATAAACTACAAACCGCACTAGAGTCCGAATCCTCGGAAAAGAAATCTTATGGAGATGATCGTTTCTGGAAACCTGAACTAGATAAATCTGGTAATGGGTATGCAGTACTTCGTTTTCTACCAGCAGCTAATGGAGAAGAACTTCCATGGGTCCAATATTGGGATCATGGTTTTCAAGGTCCTGGTGGTTGGTTGATTGAGAAATCTTTAACTACTCTAGGTAATGATTGTCCGATTTCAGAGTACAATACTCAACTCTGGAATAGTGGCGATGAAGCCCAAAAGGATCAAGCAAGAAAACAAAAACGAAGACTACACTATGTAGCGAATGTTCTTGTTGTCTCGGATCCTACTCACCCTGAACATGAAGGTAAAGTTATGCTTTATCGTTTCGGTAAAAAAATCTTTGAGAAAGTCAAAGATGTAATGCAACCTCAGTTCGAGGACGAGAAACCTATCAATCCATTTGATATGTGGGAAGGTGCAGACTTTAAACTTAAAGTCAGAAAAGTAGATGGATATTGGAACTATGATAAATCAGAGTTCGCAAGTCCTGCTCCTATATCAGAAGATGATTCTGTATTAGAGGGTATCTATAACAAACAACATTCTTTAGCAGAACTAATTGCTCCAGATCAATTCAAATCTTATGATGATCTGAAAGCTCAATTAGATAGAGCTCTAGGGTTGGGTGGTGTAGAAGTATCTACAGCGACAGCAGAAACAATAGCAGATGATAATACATCAGCTTCTTCTGCAACAGCGAAAGAGACACCATGGGCTGATTCACCAGCACCAGTAAGTAATTCAGAAGATAGTAGTGATACCACTATTAGTTATTTTGAAAAACTTGCACAAGACCAGTAAGATTGTTATAAATACTATAACTTAATCAAGTTGAATAAGGGAAGAGCTCTTCGTGTCAGAGCTAGTAACTAACTCAAGTTCAGAGTTAGTGGGACGGTTAAGATTGGGGAATCTTGACATTCAATGAGGAAAGGTATCTATGCGGCAGGAGATATCGGATTAAACAGCGGGAAGCGGGGCTAGTTTTATCACTTTTATTCTATTGGGCTAACGCCATATTACTAGCATTCGAATCTAACGGAGTTGTTCCTGTTGGAACTATATTAGTCTGTTTATTACCTTCATTAACTGTATTGTTATTTTGTTGAACTATTGAACTAGCTCTTTCCATTGTATTACCAGCTTTTCTATCGTCTATATCTTTTTGTCTATCAGCGAACTCTTGAGCTTGTCCTGCTTTCTCAACTTCAAAGGCAGCTTTTTCTTCTTCAACACTTTGTCTCATACCTGAAGCACCGATATCTACAGGATCTAAGTCGTATCTCTCACCTGGTATTAATGCATTGATACCTTTGATAACCATGTTGATACCATTTTCAAGACCTGTCATAACAGTAGCGAAGAGTGATTTTAATCCTAACCATATTGACTTGAATGTGTTACTAATAAATGTTACAGCTTTATCTTTCCATAATACTAACCCATCTAAAGCTATTTTGAAACCTTCTTTGATCATTTCCCATCTGGCCATGATCATATCTTTATTTTCTATGAACTTATCTTTTAAGTACATGACTCCGAAGATTAGAGCAGCTACAGCTAAAGCTATTGCAATTGGTATAGCTAACAATACAAGACCCTTTAAAAGAATAGTCGCCGCTGATGCTAACATACCACCAACGAAAGTAGCTACTGATACAATTAATCTTTTAATCACACCGAACAATTGCATACCCATTTTTTTAAATGCGCCTCCAATATTAACTAGAATTTTCTTGAAACCGGCTCCAGCTTTTTTCAATGTTTGAATAGGATGCATGATTCCATTACCAATAGTTTTAAAAGTCTCTCCTAATTGATTAGTAGTTTCTTTTAAATTCTCCATAGACTTTTCTAGAAATGATTGATCAGGTTCTTCGGGCTTCGCCATGGAGTCTGGAGGTAACTTACCTTCACCTTTATCTTTCTTTAAGAATCCTGGAGTAAACGCTTCTTTAACATTGTCTAGTGTTTTACCAAAATCGAATTCACCATCAGTCATAGCGATCATATTAGAAATTGTTTCACCCAATATACCACTATTTTTAATATTAATTAATAATAAACTACCTAAAGTAGAAGCTATACCTGTAATGATAGCTATTACTGATTTAATACCTGGTGCCTCTGCGATAAGACTAAGACCACCTACTATCTGTTTGAAGTCATCTTTAAGAGCATCACCTAATTTAGTAGCATTACTTTTAAGAACATTTCCTAACTGTTCAAACTTAGTCATCATAGCTATGTCGCGTTTTTTTTGTTCTTCGGCTTCTTTTTCTTTTCTTTTCTCTTCGGCGGCATCGAACTTTTCTTTCTCTGCTATAGCTTTAGCTTCATCTTCTGCAGCCTTAACCATCTCAGTTTTTAATTCATCTGTAGTAAAAGTTGAACCCTCTAGTTTGTCTTGCATAGATTGATCCATAGAATTAATTGTTTCTATAAGACTTTTGTTATGCTTACCGGCTGTACGAGCTTTATATGCTTGTGTTTGTATTTTCGTAAGAATACTATCAGCTATTGCTACTTCGGCCATGTGTTATTCCTAGTTAGGGTTTTGATCACCGTGTTCTTTAGCAGCTGAGTTTACATATAAACCAAACCAAGCAGCTCCTGCACCGACTAAGATACTGATAAGACCTGATTGTTCTATTGAAGGATCAGGTAAATCCATAAACCAGAATGTAGCGAAGTATAATAGATACACATATACACCTAAGAATAATCTAGGTACTATTCTCCATGCATCTACCATCTTAGCAAAGAAGATCCACTTCTGCCATGGGTTCTTTCTATCGTTAGTTGTTAATTCGAATATCTCTTGTTTTAGTTCTCCAATCTCAGAGACCATAGCCATAAACTTTTTAAGATCAATTTCGACCTCATTCCGGTCCATGTCCCCTTGGAATTGTCCACTAGGTTGATTCATTGTTATCTCCTCATTTTGGCTTCTTGAGCCTTTGTTCTTTTTTCTTCATCTTCTAAATATTTCATTAGAAGTTGAACATATACTTCCCTCTCCCAAGGTATCATATTGTCCAGTTCTCTTAAACTGTACTTATGATGTTGCATCAAACCGAAGTTTGTATGAATTAAATTATATAGACTGTCATGAGAGAGGGCTAGCCGAAAAAATTTCCTATCCCAACTAATTCATACGAATTATTTTTCCCACAAGCCACACAATCATAACTTCCATTAATTTTCAATTTTTTGACATTAATAAAGAACGCTTGAATCTTTTCGAACATATCCATAGACATGCTATCTAAGAAACTCATTAGTTCTTTTTCAGAGAAATCATCTCTAGTATGAATCTCATCTCCGTCAATAATCGAATTAATACATTTAGATACAACTTCAAAAATTACTTTAGGATCTTCTGAATTATTTAAGTCTACTGAATTAACTATTTGATAACTCGGAACTCTTAAATCAATACTAATAGTGTCTGTAATTTTAACTACATGATCTATTGTATTTTCAGGTTCTTCTACAATGGTTTGTTCTAATTCTACTGTAACTTTATTAACTTCATTACAATGTTCACATTCCATTTGTACATCAGCTGTTTCACCAACTGATTTAATTCTTAATTGTAAAAATAAATATTCTAAATCAATAGTAGCTAATTCATTAGCCTCTATATCATCACAACATATATTAATCAATCTAATCATTTCACTAATTTGTTCATTAGTGTTTTCTGATTCTTGTGCTACTAATAACACTTTTTGTTCACCAACTAGAAACGGTCTATAAGTGACTGTTTCACCAGATGAAGGTAAGACACAACTATGTTTAGGTGTGTCAAGTACTGGTAACGCCATAATTTATTTCCTCATAATATTATATAACTATTTAGTCCGGGATTTTACCCGAACAACTTATCATTAACTTTTTTATCTAGTTTAGATTGAATCTTTCTTGAGAATTTCTTGAATAAACCACCAAGTAATCCTGAAGGTGAGTTTTCGAATGATGAAGACCAAGTTCTATAATTAAATGTTACATCAAATGTTTGTACTGCTGGGTCATTTGAAAAAGTTATACCTCCAACAACAGAAGGAAAAGCTTCATGTAACTTTACTGTATATATTGGTATATTGTCTACACCTAATTGTGATATAACAACTTCACCATGATAATACTCAGGATATTGAAGATTATAAGCTTCATCATACATAGAACTTTGCCATAGTTCCATCATTTGTCTATCTTCATAAGTTGAATCTAACATAAATGTACAAGTAACATCATTCTCATACTCTACACCTGTAACATATGGTCTATCTGGACCTGTACCATAACCATGTCTAGTAACCTGCATTGTTTTAGAAGGTATATTAATACCTGTGCATCTAAGACCTCTTGATCTAATACCTACCTTTTCATTTCTAATTTCAACACTAAATCTATCTGTTCTAGACATAGCATCTACAGCGGTACTCATGAATCTATTAATGTGCATTAAAATTTACTCCTACTTTCATTCCATACTGTTTCTTTACCGACTTTTCTAAATGATTCTGTTGGTAAGAAGATAGCTATCTCCCAATCAGCTGGTTCTATTAATAATAATGGTGACTGTATATGTCCACTTAAATAATGTTTTAAACAAGGTTTAAAGAATCTCATTCTAGCTGAACTCTTTAATAAGTTGTATGTTATTCTCATCTTTGTTGTTCGATCATACTTATCATTATTTGTTATGTCATATAATTCGTCTAAAAACTGTGCCCTAATTAAAGGGTGTAAATAATGTAAATTAAGTCCATAAAAACCACCTTTGGCTTTTTGAACAGGGATACATAAAGGAAACCTATCGTAATAAGGTAGTGTCTGTTTTGTTTTTGGATCGTATTGAAAGTTGTACATACTTCCATATACTTGTCTTGTTCGTGTCGGACCGTCAGCTATTAAAGCGGCACGGGAGACTTTTCTATTACTTACTGTGGTTCTAAACCACTCCATTGAAGCTTGTGTTCGAGCGGCTATACCAGCTCGGAACGCTTCTTGTTCAAGTTTGTCGAATAGTCTCCCTGCCATTGTATTGTCCTAGAATACTGTTTTAAAATGTAATGATACAGCATCGCCAATCGCGACATGATCATCTTGAACATTAGATTGTATTAATACTCCTAGACTCATTGCATCAGATAAAGCGTATTCAATATTGATACTCTTATCTTTTACACCATCATAATCTCCATAGTGTAAGGTAACATCAGCGAAGTCAATGAATGGGACTTTTAAATCTACCCAATCATAGTCTAACGCGTCATGCATACCTGAAGCATGACCTATACTTAATGCGTCATATCCAAGTACTATATATTTTTCTTCAAAGTTCATAGAATCTTCTTTAGGATATCTGTAAGATATATATCCTACATCCATTGAGAATTTTCCCTTTGATAAACTATAACCACCATAAAGATCAAGTTCGACCTTTGAGTCATTATTAAAATCAATAGAACTTGCACACCCACCGACATAGAACCCTTGGGCTATTGACTGATCGGCACAAGCGTATACAGAGGGTTTACCATCAGATTGTGATACTCCTCTCCACATATAATCCGAACTTATTCCATATTCTCCAGATAACCCACTAAGACTTGGAGCTGAATACTCTCTAGCCTCAGAAGCACCTAAAAACATTATAGAAAAAGTCGATAATAATACTAATATGTTTTTCATATATTACTCCTTATATATTAGTTTTCATGATATAAAATCATAATGTTAATAAAGTATTTATGTCACTTAATAGATGTTTATGTCTTTTTCTGTTAGAATTCTCCAATTCCACTTACGATCTTTACAAAAAGACATAGCTTGAGACCATTTAGCATCATTTACCATATAAGTTTGTACTTCTTTAAGATAACGCTTTGAAGTTCTACCTGTTTTTGTAAGTTTCTTTTTTGGGTTTGGTGGAGAACATTGAGAAAAAGGTTTAACCTCTATTAGTTCTTCTACTATCATATTTTCTTTATTCTTATACTTCATATAGAAGTCTGGAAAGTACCTATGCACACGATTATCTACCGGTGATACATACGGTATAACGATTTCTTCTGAACTCCACTTAAGCACAGAGGGATTATTATCTAGATAAACCATGAATCTTCGCTCTAAAAGAGAACGATAAATAATGTTACTAGGGTTTCCTTTGTACTTATTTGGATTCTTCGGTCTAAACTTTCCTTTATAAGACATAAATAACTATAAAGTATATATGGAATTCAATCAATGGCAATATTAAAAAAACTAAAAAAGGGTGTAAAGAACTATGTAGGTTCTATGTCGGGTGATCTAAACTCAGCTTTAGGTAGTCTAAGTAAGAAACTGGGAAAGGGTGGAAGTTTCTCAAACACATTCGATCAAAGAATATCAGACGGACTTTCTGATCTTCTAACCGGTGCTACAGGTATTAGAACATCTAATATACCAGAAATCTCAGCAGAAGTATTAGCAACTAAAAGTAAAAATAGAGAAGCTAGAGCTCAAGTATTAAATAATGCGATCACCATAACTAGACCTGATAATCATCCTGGTACAAAAGTAAAACTTACATTTCCTGAGAAGTTTGCTCAAGAAGACGGAGCATTCTCAGATGAAGATAATTTAGGAATGAGAAATTATATTCACTTCCGTTCTTTACCATTAAGAAATGGTTCTAACGCTTCAGCCACAGGAGACGCTGGAGATTTATATGATATTTTCTTATATGTACCAGAAGAAATGACAGACTCGACAAACTTATCTTATAAAGATGCTGAGAAAGGACTACTTGAAAGTGTAATGGCTAAATTATTTACATTTGGTGAAGGTACAGATCAAGGTATAATGGATCAGATTGGTCAAAAGACTAAAGAAGTATTTACAGGTGATATAGGAAAAGCCGCTACAGGTAGAGTAGTAAATCCGATGAAATTTAATATGTTTGAAGGTGTAGACTTTAGAAAATTTACTTATAACTTTGTATTGTATCCTAAGAGTGATAAAGAAGCTGAGACTATACAACATATAGCATATGCTTTTAAGAAAGCTTCATTACCTGGTATAGCACCTAACACAGCGGGTAGAGTGTATACATTTCCAAGTGAATGGGCTATTAGATATCATGGACCAATAAAAAGATGGATAGACTTTCCAATGGTTTCAGTTTTAGAGAGTGTTGAAGTAAATCAATCAGTAGCTGGTTCAGTTAGATATATTGACGGTGCACCAGTAGCGACTGAAATTAAATTATCGTTCTTAGAAATATTGACTCTAGATAAAGTAAAATATGATGAAAGAGTTTCAGCTAAGGTTAATGCTGATAACACAAACAGAGAAACTACTCAAGAAGGTGGTACTATTGATGATATCATGGGTAGAAGACCTACAGATGTTAACTTCGGAAACAGATGGAAAGATAGAGCTGGTTTTGATGCTAAACAAAGAGATGGTACATCTGTAGATGACAGAGGTTTAGCTACAAGGTCAACAGACGATTAGGAGTAAGACATGGCACAAGGATTTTTTAAACACATACCTAATATTAACTATGACTTTAAAAGTGATGGAAAGTTTTATCAAGCTAAAGACTTATTTCGTAAAGTATCTGTATGGAGTTATTTGCAAGAAGGTATAGCTGGATATAGTTATTATCGTATTACAGATGGAGAGAGACCTGATGTAACGGCTAGTAAACTCTATAGAGATTCTACATTATATTGGACATTCTTTTTAGTCAATGAAAATTTACAAGACATGAATGATTGGCCGAAGTCTCAACAATACTTACATAGATTTATAAATAGAAAATATTCAGGTACAGTTTTAAACGCTTCAAGTACTACAGACATTGTTTCATTTAATCATAGTACAAATGTCTCAAGTAAATTTCTATCAGGTGAAAAAGTAACTCAGTCTACAACAGGTGCTTATGGTTTTGTAACTAAAGTCGAACCAACACATAATAGAATTATTTTAAATAGTGTAGTTGGCACTTTTGATACGAGTTCAGTTGTAGGTTCAGATTCAGAAAAAACATTTACACCTAGTTCAGTAGTCACAGAAAGAGATGCTGTACATCATTATACAGATTCTAATGATATACCAACTACAGTATCTACAAGTAACACAGCTGTTTCAAATGAAAAATATGAAAGAGATTTAAACGAAGAAAAACATTTAATTAGATATATCGAACCCAAGTATATGGGTGATGTTCTAGATGAGTTTAAAGAAATTATAAGAGATTAATTATGCCAATCGGATTAGATAGTAGTAATCCACTCAGTTATCAATTGGATGTAATGACAATCGTTAACAATGAGGGAGACGGATTTGACATTAGAGATATATTCATAGAATGTAATATCTATGAATCTATACATAGAAACTTCTTATTAGGAGAAGTTGTCGTAACAGATCAAATATCATTCTTAGAGAATGCTAAACTCTTTGGCCAAGAATCAATACGAATAAAATTTAATCAACCAGCTGGTAAACAAGAAAAACCAGATGATCTAGATGGTGTTGATCAAGTATTCAGAATATATAAGATAGAAGAATTAACTAGACTTAA